GGAACCCTTTCTGTGATCATGGCGGGCGACATCACCAACACGCCGGTGACGTTTTTGTCGGTCCCGGTGGGGAGGATTGATCTTCGGGTAAAGCGGTTGATGTCGGCGGTCACTACGGCTACCAATGTGGTGGCGGTTTTTTAGGCCATTGACTATCTGCTAGTTAAGTACCACACTCCATTTACCTCGTAGGAGACTGCCATGAAACCAGGTAACAATAGTATGTACGAACAACCCAAGAAACTGTCGAAGGGTTACAGTTTCAGCCAATGCACCAAGGCTCCCAAGCTGAAGGGCATGGCCGGGTTTCCGAACTACGGGCGTGTCGGCGGCAAGGTTGTCCCCGGCAAGGATCAGCCATGAAAACCACTCACAACTACAGCCTGAACTTCAATCCTTCGGTGCCGAAGCCGAGGACGTTTTCCCAGACGCAGCACGCACCTGCGATGTCGGGCCAGTTCGGTTCGGCGTTGTCAGTGGCGAAAGGTACGACCCGCGACGATCCGCGCAGCAACAGCAAGGGCCTCGGCCCGTTGTCCGTTCCGCGCAGTGGTTGTTGCGGTAAATGAAAGCACCCAACCAGGAGCAGCGGGAAGCGCTAGAACGGCTGAACTTCAGCAAGGACGGTAAGGACCTGCTCCGATTCCTTGAAGAAGCTCTTGCCGAAGCTAACACCCGCATGACCATGGATGACGATGTAGACCGCGTGCGTATTTTTCAAGGTGAAGCACGAACGCTTCGCGGCTTGATTGCACTACTGAAACCGGTATCGATCTAACGACCCGGAAATGGAGAAATAGATGGCAGTTCCCAGCGCAGTATTGAGACAGCGTGAACGACTGGAAGCAGAGCTTGGCGTCAAGGCCGATGGTTCGCCGTTGACCCCATCCACCCCTGCCGACCCGACGCTGACTCTGGTCCCGCCTGCTGTACCTGAATCTACCCCGCCTAGCCAACCCCAAACGACGGCACCTCCGGATGCTGACACGGCTGCGGCTCGTATCGCCGAACTCGAACACCTGTTGAAGACCAGAGATGGTCAGACTTCAGCGTCGATGAGGGAAGCGAACGAAGCCAAGAACCGTGCCGACATGCTGGCTACCCAAGTACGGGCGCTGGAAGAAGCGGTTGCAGAGATCACCAAGCAGAAGGACACTGCGGAATCATTGGCGACTGCGAGACGTGCTGACGCAGATATGCCCTCGATGGACGACGATGTTGGCGAGCTGTCGCCGACGGAGTTGGAAAAGTTCGGGGCAGACTCGGTCGATTTCGTGAAAAAGCTGTCGAAGCGCGAGCTTCTGGCTTACATCAAGCCGCTGGTTACCAAAGTCGGCGCGATGGAAAAATCACTGGCACGGCTATCCGATCTGGACAGGTTGCCGCAGCTGGAGCAGGTGGTCAAGTCTTCGCAGGAAGAGTCAAATCGGTTGAAGGAAGAAGAGTTCTTCCGTTCGGAGGTGCTGGCTTACTTCCCCGATTTCGAAACCATGCGCGAGACTCAGGAGTGGAAGGATTACCTGACTACCGACATCCCTGGCCGTGGCATCAAGAACGGACATCTCTTGCACCAGTACAGACTGGCGCATAACGCCCCCGGCATTCGGTCACTACTGCAAGGGTACTACGACCAGAGCAAAACCAAGCCCAGCTTGGCGGCACTGGCGGTCCCTGGCAAGACGCAGACCGAAGGCACGCCTGTTGTGAAGCCGAAGCTGAAGGCTTCCGAATACAAAGCTCAGCTGAAGTTGTTCGTTCAGAAGAAGCTGAAACAGGCAGACTGGGACGCCTTCAAGACGGAGTTCGAAACGGCTCTCAACGAGGGTCGGGTCGATATGGATGAACGCCTCTAACTAACCGATTCAGGAGCCAATCATGGCCGTAACTGCATCCTCTGGGTATCCCCAGTATTCGGGGTCACTGATCCCCCCGATGTTTTCGTCCAAACTGGTCGAGCAGTTCTATTGCTCATCGGTTTACGCCGACATCACCACCACTGAGTACAGTGGCGAGCTGAACAAGTGCGGTGACCAGATCACCTTCTTCCGTACCCCGCGTGTCCGCGTTCGTCGCGGCACCAAGGACGGGACCATCAAGCACGATGCCATCGACACCTGCCCGATCACGCTGGTCATCGACCAGATGTTGGAGTTCTCGGTCAAGGTATCGAAAGTGGACATGAAGCAAATCTGCAACTGGGCGTCCTGGGAATCCTCGCTGCTCAAGTCGGCGTCCTACAACATCGGCGAATCCATCGACCGGGCGCTGCTGGCGCAGACGTTCGTGGAAGCTGCAGCCGACAACAAGGGTGCAACGGCTGGGGTGCGGACCCACAGCTACAACCTGGGCGCGACCGGTGCGCCGCTGGCGCTGACCTCTTCGAATATCTGGGAAACCATGACCCAGGTGGCCGGGGTGCTGCGCGAGCAGTGTCTGCCGATGGATGACCTGTTCATCGTGCTGCCGGACGTGGCGCTGCCGATCCTGCTGAATTCACCGATGATCTCGGCGAATGCGGGCCTGGCGGGTGCCTGCTGCGAAGTGGCGTCGAACGCGATCCTGAACGGGAAAGTTCCGGCCAAGATTGCGGGCTTCGATGTCTACATCTCGCACAACGTGCCGTATGCTCCCGACACCGGCGTTACCGCCTACAGCATGACTTCCGGCTGGCGCGGTTCGACGGCGTTTGCGATGCAGATCGAAGATACCCGTGTGATCACGGATGACAAGGACAGCTGGGACTCGTACCTGCAGGGCATGACCGTCTACGGGCAGAAGGTGATTCAGTCCGAGGGTGTGGCCGGTCTGTACGGCAGCTTCGCGTAAGCGCAAAGAACCCGGCCCCCTAGCGGGGCCGGTTCACATCAGAACAAGGAGCAACAATCATGGCTGTTAATGTAATCACCAACCTGTTTTCCGGTGGTACTCGCGCAGGTAACTCTACCTATGCGATGTTGCCCTCGGCTAACTCTGGCACGCTCGTAGCGCCGGGGTTTGCGGACCACCAACGCCGCCGCTCGTATCAAGTGGTCCGGCAGATGCGGTTCACCCCGCGTGTACCGTACGGCGGCTTGGGTAACTTCGCCTACACCGACCAGAAGGACTGGGAATGGTACGAAGGCGTCATCGCTGCCGGTAACAACGTGGCGGTGGACGACGTGTGGAACATGATCCTGATCCCGGCCAATACTCGCCTGGAATACATCGCGGTGCAGGTGTTCACGGCCTGTACGGATTTCGAATTTGAAGTGCAGCAGGTCAACGCTTCGGGTGCCCAGATCGGTACTGACGACATCGTGGTCAACGCTGACTCGGTATCGGGTCCGACTCTGAAGCTGATCACGGCGGGGGATCAGAGTTCTGCCAGTATCCGCTACGTCGGCATTCACGTTACGGCCACGCTTGCGGCCAATACCAATACCCGGCTGAAGGGCCTTGACTTCGCGGTCCAGGCGGAAGTGGTCGATTGGGGTTCGTACGACCTGAACGGCAACGCGTAGAATTCATTCGCACACCCGTGGGGGGTGATAGTTGGGCGGGGTGGTCCAGTGAGACGCTACCCCGCCCTTTTTTCTAGGAGAAACCATGACTGAAACCGCAACCAAGTTCCCTGACTACGTAACCGACGGGCACCACATCTACCCGTGGAACGACGAGCTGGACACCTTGCTGGCAACTGGCAAGCTGCAACCTTGCGCAGCGCCGGTGCCGAAAGCAGTGAAGGAGCTGACGCCGAAGGAGAAGGCGAAGCTGGAAGACCTGCGCAAGAAAGCGCTGCAGCAAGCGGAGGAAGCGGTCAAGCTGTTCAAGAACGCCGCGCCTTCATCGGAAGAATTGTTCGGCTCCCCGCCCAACGACAAGTGAGTTAGCCATGCTGGCTTCCCTACCGGTCAACGAAGTAGCCACCATACTTAACGATATGGAGCCGGGCAGCGAGCATCTTCGCTGGCCGGTGCCCGAGCTGCTTAACTACCTGTCGGAAGCCATCAACGCGGTGGTGCAGGGCAAGCCTGCGCTGTTTGTGGCGGTAGTGCAGCTGCCCCTTGCTCCCGGTTCCACCCAGCGTCTGCCCGAGGATTACTCGCGGATTCTGGACATTCACTTCAACGTCAATGCTGATGGTACGGAAGGACCCAACGTGCTGCCGGGGGTTTACAACCTGCAGCAAGCGTTCCAGAAGCCAGGGTGTCCTAGCTCGGCCTTGATCGAAGTGTTCTCGGCCTACCCTGGTTCGGAACGCTACTTCTGGGTGGACCCGCCGGTACCGCGCAATCTTTCCTACACCCCCAAGGTAGAAGCTTTGGTGATGCTGGCTCCGCAACCAGTAACCAGTATCGATCAGCCGATAGTGTTCCCAGGGGCCAGTCCACAGCTGTACCAATCGGCTCTGGTGGACTGGATGCTGTACCGCTGCTACTCGAAAGATCAGGAGTCGGCCACTTCGTTCGAACGCTCGCAGGCGCACTTCAAGGCGTTCCAGCAGTACGTCGGTATGTCGGTCGGCGCTCCGATGCAGCAGAAGAAGTCGTCGGGGGCTATGGTATCGGCTCCGACTCAACAGCCGAGGGCGGCATGAGCGTTGACCTGCACTCCATACTGGCAGACTGTCTTGGCGCAAAAGGAATTGTGGGAGTCCCCCCGGAAATTGCAGTTGATGCACTGCGTAAGACGGCTATCGACTTCTGCACCCAGTCCACGATCTGGGAGTACCACGATGGCTTCGACGTGCAGTACAACGTGGCTGATTATCCGGTCTACGTTCCGGAAGGTTCGCGGCTGGCGTCGATGAAGTGGGTCGCGGTCAATGGCTACCTCCTCATCCCGAACACTACGGGTTATCGTCCAGCTAGAACGGGGATGCGTAGTCTTGACCCGAACTCGTACTATGCCAGCGGGCAAGGTTATACGTTTACGATGGACGGACGTGACCTGTTCTGGATTACCCCAGTTCCGGCAGACACTGCTTGCTGCGATCACGTTACTTTCTGCGCGGCGCTCAAGCCGACGCAGGATGCGTGCGAGCTGCCGGACATCCTGTACCAAGACTGGAACGATGCCCTAACGTCTGGTTCGGCTTACCGGATGCTATCTATGCCCCGGCAGGACTGGTCGAACGCGGGGCTGGCGATGCAGAACCGGAAGGAGTACCAGAACTGGATTGCGCGAGCGCGGCTGACGAAGGCCCAAAATTATACGGCGAGTCCGCTTATTATGTCCGGCGGGTATTTCTGATGCCTACCCTGCAGAGCTGGTACAGCGTTAACGATGGACTCCCTTGCGGCTGCATCATCCCCGATCCGGTGGTGCCGACGCTGCGGCGCAGGTTCTCCCCCGATTGTCGGATGGTGGACGTAGGCCCGGCCACGCCGCAGGCGTACTTCAGCATCGCGCCTTCGGTGCAGAGCAACGGGCATCAGGCATCTTTCAGCTACGACCGGGCGTACATGAACGTGTACCGCAAGGGGCGGGAAGACCTGCTGATCACGACCTACAACGTGTGGCGACGGGATATCAACGGAGCGATAGGCTGGTACTTCGACGATACGCTGTTCAACCAGCCGCCTGGGTTCTTCATCGGTGACGTGTTCATCGACTGTGACTACTGCTTCTCCGTGCAGCTGCGGCTTCCGCGCTGCGAGTCGGTGGTAACCAGCTGCTACGTGCAGCCGATCATGGAGCAATGCGGCGAGGGTGAATGCAGTGTCATCCAGCCGATGGGTGAAGGACTGATTGGCGGTGGCGAGTGTGCGCTGCCCCCGGCTGTGACTACCTGCGGTACGCAGGCTCCGTACTTCCCGCTGGAGAATCCGTTGAAGCCCCCGGCTCCTTGCGCTGAATCTTCAGCCTGCTGTCTGACACCCGACCCGGCAGGTTTTCAGCCTGCCGGTCCCGCTTAATAGGAGCCGGTCATGGCCCAAGTAGTCAACAATTTTATCCGC